ATCGGGATATGTTCCCGCAGTCTCGCGATCTGGCGCAAAGCCTGATCGATTCGCTCGGGTGGAACGTGCCGATAACCGGCGCGGGTACGCTCAAAAATGGCGATGATGTTTTTACCGTGGGAGTGATCTAATGCAAAACCCTCAATTTATCGATCATCTCGCCCAGTTCACCGCCGATCAACAATCTGCACTGGTGCGCATATTTTGCCGCCACGTTCGCGACACCGAGCACCCGTTATATAGAGGCCTCGGCTTCGTGGATTGGGTCGCGCGGGATTGTTACGCGCTACACTTCGACGACTGCGCCATGGTGAACGTCCCTCACATGACCATCGGCATTGAGCGCGACGGATACGCGCACACTTAACCCGCCGATCATTTGACCCGATCAACCCCGCCCAGCGCGGGGTTTTTTTATGCATGCGATTAGTCGTATAATCAGGCCACGCCCCAAACCGAGGGCGCAACATTGGAGCAATGAACTATGAACATCGAAAACGAAAGAACCCGCGACGACTATGATCCGACACCAGCTACCCCCAAAAGCATGCCTGATCGGTTGGACCAACTTGCCGATTCACTTAGCAATGACCGCCACCCGCACAGCGCCATCGACATTAAAGCCGCCGCTGACGAAATCCGAAAGCTTAAAAAGAAGGTTGACCAGCTGGCCGCAGGCATGGCCGAGGTTGCTAGCCGCGAAGACCAACTCGCCAGCGCGTTGTTCGGATTGATCGAAGACCGCGTGCAATCGCTAGTCGAAACTGAACTCGACAATTACGACCCGACCGATCACTACAATTTCTCTGACGCGGTCGCCGAGCATTCTAGCGAACCGGACGAAGACCGAACTCGCGACATAGTCCGCGAAGTGCTCGACGGCGGATCATTTACCTTTCACCCGTAGCCGTTAAACCGGCCCGATCAACCCCGCCGAGCGCGGGGTTTTTTGTGTCTTTTTTTCGAGTGTAATCTGCCGCGCCCCGCCGCCCGCTCTTCTTGCCAAACGTACCGCGCACCGCGAGCCGTGCGCCGTGAGAATTTCCCCCCTGGTCAAAGAGATATCGCATATCTACCGCGCCCCGTGGACCGCAGCAACTGCGCCGCGATCCGCAGCAACTGCACCGCGATCCGCGCACCGCGCGCCGCCGCCGCCGGTCCGAGCGCCGCGATCCGCGCGCCGTGGTTTAGGGTCCCCCGGGCAATCGAGGCAAAAACCGGCCAAAAAACCGCCGATCTTCGAGCACGTTCCGCGCGCCGCGCGCGCTGGCGGGCAGCGCCTGTAAGAGCAGGTTTCACGCAAACAACCCACTCCTGAAACAAATCGCTTTCACTGAATAAAAAAAGTGCTATATTTCGCAAAATTAAGCGGCTTTTATGGGATTTGACGCATGGCCGAAGTGCAGAAAAAAGTGGAAACTCGGGGTCGACCCAAGCTTTCTGAAGATACGAGATTGACCGGCAAGCAACTCAAGTTTGTCGAACTGGTCGCCACACGTGAGGGACAGGACACGCTACGAAATCTGGCCGTCGAAGCGGGGTTCAGTGTCAGCGGCGCTCATACGCGTGCCTACGAGATGCTCAACCCTAGAAAATCACCCCACATCGTAAAAGCACTCAAGGCACGACGAGCCGAGCTTGCTGAAAAATACGAAGTGAGCTACGCCCGACACATACGAGACTTGCAGCACATCCGGGATGAAGCTTTAGCTGCGGGTGCTTATTCTGCTGCGGTACAGGCGGAAAAAGCGCGGGGCTTGGCCCAAGGCGATATTTACGTGAACAAGTCTGAGGTCCGCCATGGATCGATAGATCAGATGAGTAAAGCCGAAGTCAAGAAGGCTTTGGATGAACTGAAGCGCCAGCTTGGCGAGAAGGTAATCGATGTCGAACCAGACCGAGTCGAGCTTTTGGAAGCAGATCAAGACGGGGCTGTCCGCCACTGATACGATATGCACTCGCATAGAGAACAGTAGCACGCAGGGCATACCGGATCTGTTGTTACTGGACCGCGCCAAAAATTTTCATCTGATCGAACTAAAAGTCGTGAAAGGAAATAAAGTTTTGCTTAGTCCGCATCAGGTGTCTTTTGCTACGCGGCACAGGGGCGCTAACTCGTGGATCGTGGCTAAAAAAGATGAAACCGTGTATTTGTACCGTGCGGATCAGGCGATAGAAGTTTTTGAAGACGGCCTGCGGTGCTCGGCCCACGGCACGTTTACGAAGCCCGTGAACTGGTCAGATTTTCTCACCACCATTGAAACGTATAGGGTCCCCCTTGAATCTTGATACTCAGACAGACGCCGAGGTCCAAAAACTTCGCTTAGAGCTACGTTTGAAGCAGCTTGAGAAAGTAGAAACTTGCAAAGCAGAATTTTTACCATTTGTCAGAGCTATGTGGCCGGAGTTCATTGCGGGTCGGCATCACTATTTGATAGCTGAGAAGATGGAGCAGATTGCTTCGGGCAAGCTAAAGCGGTTAATCATCAACATGCCTCCTCGTCACACGAAGAGTGAGTTTGCTTCGTACTTGTTTCCGGCGTGGATGATTGGTCGCAACTCGTCGATGAAGATCATTCAGGCGACGCACACCACCGAACTGGCGGTAAATTTTGGTCGTAAGGTCAAGAATCTGCTGGAGACTGACGAATACAAAGAAATTTTTGACGATACGAAGCTGTCTGCGGACAGTAAGGCGTCTGGCCGTTGGGACACAAAGTCGGGTGGTATGTATTACGCGGTGGGCGTTGGGTCTAACTTGGCGGGTCGTGGTGGTGATTTGATCATTATTGACGATCCGCACTCGGAGCAGACAGCGATGTCAGCGAGCGGGTTCGAGAATGCGTGGGAGTGGTACACGGCGGGTCCCCGACAACGTCTCCAGCCGGGTGGTGCTATCGTTTTGGTGCAGACTCGGTGGTCAGAAAAGGACATGACGGGCAATTTGGTGCGTCAAATGACGAAAGATCCCTTTGCAGATCAGTGGGAAGTCCTTGAACTACCTGCAATTTTCGAGTCTGGTGAGCCATGTTGGCCGGAATTTTGGAAAAAAGAGGAGTTGGAGTCGGTAAAAGCGTCGATTCCGGCGTATCAGTGGAACGCGCAGTACCAGCAGAACCCTACCTCTGAGACTTTGGCCATTTTGAAGCGCGAATGGTGGAATGTTTGGGAAAAAGACCACATTCCGAACTTACATTATGTGATTCAGAGCTACGACACGGCGTTTAGTAAGCGTGAGACGGCGGACTATAGTGCGATTACGACTTGGGGGGTGTTTTATCCGGAAGAAATTGGCGGTGCGGCGCATTTAATACTTCTTGATGCGAAGAAAGGGCGATGGGATTTCCCCGAGTTGAAGGAGATTGCGTTAGATCAGTATAAATACTGGGAACCAGAGACCGTAATTGTCGAGGCAAAGGCTTCAGGGACCCCTCTGACGCAGGAATTGCGGCAACTAGGCATTCCGGTAGTAAATTTCACGCCGAGCCGTGGAAATGACAAGCTTTCTAGGGTACACAGTATATCTCCGTTGTTTGAAGCTGGTATGATTTGGGCACCGGACGAGTCATGGGCGCAAGAAGTGGTGGAAGAATGTGCTGCTTTTCCAAACGGGACTCACGACGACTTGGTGGATAGCACAACACAGGCGTTGATGCGCTATCGGCAAGGTAATTTTGTGCAATTACCCAGTGACGACTGGGAAGACGGTGATGAGTCGGTGAGCATCACGGCTGGGGCATATTATGGCTGAACGCGAGTTTGAATTTGGGAAGGTTACCCCGGCGTCTGAAGACGAGCAGGAATATTTTTTCGACCCCGAGATCCGCGATTTGCTGGCGAGCGGTGATGCGATACAGGGGTTCCCCACCTCAATGGTATCCGACCGTGTTGGTCTGCCCACGGCTCTGGCCCGTGGCGCTGCGGACCTTTTTGACACGAGTCGACGGGAAGTTTTAATCCCTGCGGCCCGTGAGCTGGGCGAGTCGATTGAATCATACAACCCCGAGACATTTGGCTTTGAAGAGCGAGTAGAAGAACGTCTTCGTCCGGGTGTTTTTATGCGTCCAGAAGCACCTGCCACTGGCGCAGAGGCCAGAGCAAACATGCCTTTGGCCCGTGGGTTCTCTCAAGCCGTTGATTTTGCTGGAGATTTAATGACATCTCCAGAAACGCGCGCGGAAACTGCTCGTACTCTACAAGAGTTCCCTAATATTTTTGCTCGACAAATGAAAATATCCGGAGAGGCCGGACTGCGCGGTGAGCGGGTCATTGATCCAGAAACTGGTATGGAAGGCAGTCCTTTTGATCCCTTGCTCACGGCGACAGCAGGATTAGGCGTAGCTCGCGCTGCGGGCGGCATACCAGATGGTGGACCTGCGCTAGGTATTTTTGGTGGCAAGCTTGCTAAAAATAAAAGACAAAATTTTGAAGATTTTGAGCAGCTAACGAGAGACAAAAAATTTCCTTTAACGTTAGCATCGGAGCGTACGAAAGTTTTTGTCGGTACTGACAACAAACTAAAGACCAGTTTGGGTTTCTTGCGCGTAGCCGACACGGACGGAAATTATAAATCTGGCTCTTTGCAGTCTCTGAACACTTTGCTTTTTTCAAGAACTGAAAGCGGCGACCGGGAAGCCCCTTTAATTGAAGTTGCGCCAGCGCAGGCTCAACAAGGGATGTTTAATAACGAGGAAATTTATGAAGCCTATCCAGAATTAAAAGACTTCGTAGTTCGTATCAATACCGCCGAGTCGCCAGACGATAGGCCACGCTACGATGAAAATTTGCAACGTTTATTGTTGCCCTCCGCCCGCGCAGAAGAATTACAGGTTGCCGTACAAGACTATATAGGGAAAAAGGAGGGCTTCGCTCGACCAATAGATCCTGAGACCTACCGAGCTTCGATCAAGCAAAATTTACGCAATCTGCCGTTAAGCGGTGGCACTGCGACCGATTTGGAGCGATTTTCTGGTTTTAATGATCCTCTGGGCACTCAAAAACGTCAATCAACAAAACTGTTGGCAGAAGATAGGCTGATGTCTTTTTATCCTTTGTCTTTTGCGGGTATTGACGGCAGCTTTAACAACATGGATTTACCGGTTCCGGGCGAAATTCTACCTCGTATTGGGGCAGAAGCTGCTTTAGGACCGGATACCGTTTCAGTTCTAGACCGCGAAAGACTGGGCTACAAAGCCGAACCTTTATCTTTCCATCTCACCGGGCCGAATGCGATGGGGATTATAAGCGATAGCGTCAGCCGATTTGAAAGTTTACCTGTGCTGGGGATGAGCGAGCAGGACCTTTTTTTTAACCGTAATCCAATCTTTGAAGAGTCAGACAACAAAGCTGATCAGGCACTCAGGCTTGTGCAAGAACGCTTGCGCCGTAAAAACAAATTCAAAGGCAAAACGGCTGCGCAATTAGCAAAAATGGCCGATAAAGGCACGTTTGGTAAAGCTTATGCGGCAAATATAACAAATTTGAGGGAGGAGCTTGGCAAGCTGATGCCGCAAAGTGACCCTTTGGACAGTGGTCCTTTCAGCCGCATTCTGGGACTTTTTCGCCGACAAGAAGAAGATACCGACGCTTCTGACGACGATTTTGACCGCAGAGAGATCCTTTCAAAATTGGCCGTTGGTGCAAACTATTATGAAAACCTTTCTGCAGAGGATCAAAAACGTTTAGTCGCCGGAGGGCCTGACAGGTATTTGTCTTCAGGTATTTTGCGTTTACAAGACGAAGTTGTAGATCCGGGGGCTATCGACGATTTGTTTATAAACTACGGCGGCACCATGGCGGGCATTCCAAGCATGCTAGATAGTAGAGAGCGGCTCTTACGGGAGAGAGCGGATCTGGCTATTCCTGCGCCTGTGAATCCTGTTTTCGACAAAATTAGGGACACCGCTGGTGCGGAACTGCCGATTTTTACAAATTTTAATAAACCGTTACCTAAAATAAAAAGGCTTCTCGGTAATTTGGCTAGAACTAAAGGTACGCCCGAGCAGTTTATCGCAGATTTGAAAAAAGCTGGAGCAACCCCGGCGGATCTCGGTAACTTGGATTTAGAGAGATATTTCAAAGAATCTGCGACGGATGGAAAAATCAACCGCGATGCTGCTTTATTAGCATTCGATTTAGCGGATCGCCCGTTGGAATACGTCGTCGATCAGAAAAACACCTACAAAGGCATTTCTCTGCCCATTGATGACGATGGCAGCCTCGAAACCATTACTGTTCATAGTCCGATTCGTGCAGGCGATGAACGTTTTTTCAACGAACAACATAGCTTTGCAAGCCCCGTAACAAATAAAGACGGAAAAGCTGCCCCCGATGCGTTTTTGCTGGTCGACGATGTGTCTGCACGTCCGACTAAGCCAAATCTTTTAGGCCATGTGAGAAATACAGAACACGTTGATCCTGACACCGGCGAAAAAACTTACCTCGTCAACGAATTGCAAAGTAACTTCGCCAAGGCGTTACTGAAAATACCGCAGACGGTCGAAATCGCCGCTAGCCGTCGTGCAACAAAAGAAAATATTTCGATTGAAGAGGCAAGAGAACAAGTACGAGCCGAACTCTATGCCTCTCCTTTTTCTTCGGAAAAACCAGAAAAGTTTTTCCGTCGCATACAACAACAATTACTTGAACGGTCGCTACGCCGAGCCGTGGAGTTAGATGCCGATCATTTTGGCACAGTCACTGGTGACATGTCTGGTTTTGTTCAAGGCAGTTCTAGAAACTACAAGCCTCAGTATAACGATAAGATGGTAGCGGACTTAAAAAAGCTAGCAAAAAAATACGATTTAGAATTTGCTCCAGCGTTGGGCGGTAAATCGTTGCCCGTTCATATCTCGCGAGACGGCGGAGAGGCCAGATACGATAGAATCGATGAAGCGCTGAATGAGGGAAGAGATGAAATTTTTGATTTCAACGCTATGGAGTCAGATCTAGTCGATGACTCTATGTACGTCACAGTTAACTCTTTGAAGCTAACGCCCGAAGCAAAAGAAAGAATTTTGGCAGAGCCTTTCGAGTTTAGCAAAGGTGGAGCCGTACAAAGCTACTACAACGGTGGTATGGTGAACAATATGAAACCTAGAGTAACCCAAGGTCTAACTAACCTTTTGAACAAGTACAACACTTCGGGACCCTTGGCCGGTGCCGGAAATGTTCCACGTGGAACAATGCCTGTTCGGATGAACCAAGGCGGTCGACCAGATTACATGCAGTTTGATCGCGGAGACTATGTTAGGTCGGAAACTCCCGGCATGGGGCCTGCGATGATGAATCCGGGTTTTGGAATAGATCCGGAGGCCATTCGTGCTGCCATAGCAGCTTCTGCAGCAGCTCAAGCGCAGCCTGCTGCGGCTCCTATAGTTAGCGCACCGTCGCCTGCGCAACAACAAACGGCTCCGTTCACCTCTTCTAGTGGTACTGTTGCGGGCGCACCGGCAACAAACGAGGTGATTGGCACTGAGCAAGCTCAAAGACAGCAACCCGATCCTTTGTCGCAACCGGCATATACGCCGCCACCTGCGACTGATCAGACTGTTCCCACAGGTGAAATGTTTACGCCTCCCGCCATACCGGCAACTCCTCCACGGCCTCCGGCAACAATGTTGTCGGGTCAGACTGTCGATTTTACGATTGCTGATCAGATCACGCCTCAAGTGGGCGGATATCAAACGACACAAGGCATGAATATTGCCGCCACCGGTGATCCTTTTTCAGACGCTGTAGCTGGGGAATATCAAATGCCGATTTATCGGCCAAGAGCTGCTGGCGCGATGCCATTTTTGAGCTTGCGTTATTCGAAACCGCTGCCTACCGAAGATTCTCCTCCTCCCCCGCTGTCTGAAAATTATTCGACGGGCAGCTACGGTCGATTAGAATTTGCGGAGGCCGTTGCCGACTGGGAACGCCGATATGGCCCGGTTGAAGAATATCAGGCTCCGGACACAGAGGCGGTCATGGACGAAGCGAACACTTCCCCTAGCGCGGGGGATTTGACGGGGACTTCGCCATCGTCTGGAACAAGATTTTATCCTGAACCACCTCCCGTTAGAGGTAGTGGTGGCATAGGTGCGCAGACACTTTATAAGGCTCGTTTGCGCATATGGGAGCAGAAATACGGACCTGTGGAGGATTATTACGCTGCAAAGGAAGACGCAGAAAACGACTTTATAAACGTATACCTAAGCCGACAAGGCGAAGAAGCTGTTGCTAACTCTATGGGATACACCGTAGAACAGTTACGGCTAATAAACGAAGATAGAAGAAAAC